TATAGGAGTTTAAATTGCAGATATCAGATGCAAAATTATATAAAATGTTTGGCTTAGATGCCTATCAAGATAAATATGGCGAATATATCCATGATGTACAAACAACTCTTTTACAAACTCAATATGAAAGTGTTGGAAAATTCATAATACAAAACGCACCAGATATATCTGAAACCAACTACATTATCTTAATACAAATTCAAGACGAATTGTGGATAAGAGATATGTTTAACAATTATAATAAAAAGGAGAGTTAAAGTGTCTAAAGAAAAATTACCAGAAGAAATAAGCGAATGGCAAGAAGCTATGTTGGAGATCGAGGGTTTAGTTTATGAAGAAGTATCTAGACTGCAAAAGAAAAAAGATTTCCATATGGCAGACGTTCTTAATAAAGCATTGTTTACAATAAAGAGAGGTTACTAATGAGAAATGATTTAAAGGGTAACTATTACTTGTTATCATTAGAAAGAGAATTAAAGTTTGATATAAAAAAATATCAGAATTTAATTAGACCATTAGAGGAAATAGAAAACAAATCCTCTGACGTAATAAAAGAAATAGACAGTCTTTATACTGTATTAGGTTATGTAAAAGATAGATGCGAAAAGTTAAGTCGTGATTTAAAATGTGCTAATTCTAGTCCAATACATCATAATTATCTTGGTTATTCTTACAGACCTAAAGTTTTTAATGTTCAAGATACTGTTTATGTAGAGCATAATATTTATTACAAAGATAAAATGTTTTCTTTTATGCCCACTAATCCAGAGAACGAGCATGATTTTGTAGGTCAAAAACTTTTTAGAGCATATGTCAAGCATCTAGATAAAGTAAGAAAAACAACATTGGAGAATGTGTAATGGATAACATTAAAGAACTTCAGACAGAGAGAGATAATCTCATGTCTGCAATAGATCAGAAAGATGCTTTAATTAACAATATCAAAGCATGGTTGATAGATGAGGTTAAACATCAGCAACCTATCGTTGATGGAGAAGAAATTCTTACTGATGGTACTGATGATATCTGCGAGGGCAGACACGAATGTGCTGAGGGTTTGTTAAATCAAATAGAAGAATGGGAGAATGAGAAATGATCGATAAAATATTAGAAGAAATGGAACGTAACATAAGTTATAAGCATTGGCGAAATATTGAAGTCAATTTAGAGCAATTAAAAAAAGAATTAGAAAAGATTGGAGTTCTGAATAATGGATAATATAGATAGAATTTTATTATTCTTGATGGGCATATGTGTAATGCTTATGTCTATTGTAACCTTAGCTGATCCTGATGGATATTATATGCAAAGTATAGAGGGAATATTTATTACTTTGTTTATTGGTTCTATAGGTCTGACAATGATACTTTATAGTTTTGTAAGTATCTTTATGAAGACCAAAAGTTAGGGGGAGAGATCACTCCTATTTGGTGCGTGAAAGTGGGTGCGTGAGGTTTATTTTTTTCCCCTCTAACCTAAATGCTATATATCCCTAGATAATTGCTCCCTCATTATATAATTCAGCAATAATTATGGGTAAAACTGTGATCTCTTTAAATTATGTTCAGTTAATATATGGAAAGCCACACAAAAGGCTCGTTAGAGCCTAGTACAGAGGGGTCGGCAAACCTCTCTGTACGAATACTAACAAATCAACTTAACTGCTCTGTATCAAGAGCATACACTCATTATAGGAGATATTAATGAATACGAAAGGTAAAGGTGGTCATAGTAGCACCTACGAATTTTTAAATAAAGATATCAGAAACTCACATAAAGAACTTGTTGAACGTAACAAAAAAATGACACCTCAAGAATTAGATATGCATGAAAGATTTGAAGATGTACCAGAAAGCTTGGCAAATATGGATAAAGATATTGGCAGAGTAAACAAGTCATCTACATCAACAATTCAGCATATGCGAGGTGGTGGCACGTTTGACGATTAACTGTTAATGTTAACTTTTAGGAGATTTTATAATGCTGACAACATCATTAATGTGTCTGGCACTTAACATATATCATGAAGCTAAAAATCAAAGTTTCATAGGACAAGTAGCAGTCGCACAAGTAGTTATGAATAGGGTTAAAGATACAAGATATCCCAATACAGTTTGTGAGGTAGTCAAACAAGGCTTAACTTACAAATGGAAACCATCATTTCCTATCAAAAATAAATGCCAATTTAGTTGGTACTGTGATGGGAAAAGCGACAAACCCAGAGAAAGTAAAGCATGGGAAGATGCCAAGCATGTTGCCAATGGTGTTTACAATGAATACCTAGCTGATTTTGTCGAGGGTGCAACTCATTACCATGCTGACTATGTAAATCCTAGTTGGGCAGAAACTAAAACATATGTAATGAGAATAGATGACCACATATTTTATAGGTGGGACATTAAAGAAAATAAAAATTACTTATATGATTAAAAATAAATTGAGGGCGAACTTGGAGAGGTTCGCCCTCTTTTGCGTAGTAAGAAGAGAGAGCATGAGAAAACACTCACTCAAAAACAAACATAATCCCACCTTTAGATTAAGTCAACTCAATCTCCAACTTTCATAGTATTCAGATATTGGCTTAACAATCCCATTAATATTTTTTTCTAAAAATTCCAAGTCTGGTCTAGATAAATTCTTATCTGTTAGCAGTTTCATTAGTATACTGTAGCAACTAGATCCACTTGTACGTTTTACCAGACTTATACACTCGCTAACTTTTGTTCTTAATATTTGTTTGCTATCGTTATTAGTGTCGTAACTAGCAACAACTCTAGGAGCATAATTTATAGCTTTAACTCCCACCATACCAGACACATTAAAATCAGATGCCAACAAATCCAATATTTTATAATCATCTAATGATATACTATCATTCAATAATAACGTGTCTAGGCAAGTCTGGTCTATAACCCTCAATCTAACTTTGTTGGAATTTCCTATGAACTCTGGCTTAACATTCTTTTTGTTAAAAGGGTACGTCTTCGTCATCATCTTTCTCATAGTAATTCTTTATGGGAAGATTTTTTGGTATGAAGTTATTAGGCTTCAACATATCTTCTGCACTAGTTATATTATCTACACTTATATACCTAGCAGTTGCCTTATCAAAACACAACATACAATCCCCAATCGAACCTACCCAAGAAAACCTACATTTCCATATTAATATCTGGCTCATACTAGACGTAGATGGATTAGGTCTATGAACTGTTAAACCTATATCAGCTTTCGCAAACCATGATGCACTACCAGATATATCATAACCTTTTGGTGGTGGCACAGTCCCATCATCTTTACGCATCATTTTAGTTGGGTGGGCAACAAACCAGATATGTATTCCATGTGCTTGAGCAAAAACTCGTAACGTAGTTAACATGTCTGAAATCCAATCAGTTTCAGATGTAACATTTTCTTTTGAAATATAGTTATATGGATCAACAACTACACCTCTAATACCATGTCGCATTACTGCCACTTTCATTCTTTCCATAATGCTATCTAATGAAGATAGAGAGCCATCAGCTTGATATAAAAAAGAAAAATGATTTTGGACAAACTTCTTGCCCTCTTCCAACTCCTCTTTAGTAAGCTTTGGTGTAACTCCATCAAAGAATGGTTTACCCATATGCTTGCTTATAAGTTTTGCTATATGTATTCTTGGCTCATTCTCGAAAGAACATATACCAAATTTCCAACCTTTATTTTTGGCTATGTTGATCATTATTTGATCTACAAATTCTGATTTACCACTTGATGGGTGTCCAGTAACAACTGTTAACTGTCCCTCTACAACTGTGTATAAAGGATCGACTTCTGTATAACCAGTAGAAGCACCAGAGCCAATCCCCTTTTCATAAATATCATCTACCTCTTCGTAAAAATGTGATGCGTCATAAAGACCAGATACTGGATATGGTATTGGATTAGCAGTTATCTCATCTAACTTTTCTTTACCATGCTTTACCAGAACGTCATTAGCATCTTTACAATCTTCTGGATATTCAATCTTAAAGCATTTATCTTTACCAATTCTTCTGGCTAATTCTTCTGCCATAGCTTGACCAGATTTATCACTATCCATAGCTATAACTACTTTTTCGCAATCGTCTAATTTCTTTTTTGCGTTCCAAATAAATTTAAATTTGCCATCTTCGTGAGCATCTATCTTGCCATCAACAACTTTCATGACTGCACCATGAGGTATAGAAACAACTGATTTATACCCTACTTCCATAAAACTAAGGCAGTCCATTTCCCCCTCACAAATAATAATAAAATCATTATCATTCACATTATCAATATTAAAAAAATTAACTGCTGAACCTTGTGCAGAAAAACCCTTGTCTGGGAAAGACCTAATCTTTGCAAACTCTGTACTGCCTTTATTCGTGTAAGGAAAAACAATACATGGCATTTCTTTTTTCTCTGATGCAATGTAATGATGCTTAAACTTTACACCTACATTTTTGGCAGTATCTTCTGATATTCCCCTACTATTAAGATAGCTTATGCTCCCATTCTCTGTTGTTAAATCTCTCCACCTATTTTCGTCAACAGCATGAACCACATTGCTTCTCCTTATTATCTTAAAATTGTTATCCTTAAATCTAACAGAACCATTTTCATTACAATGCCAACAGTTATACACAACAACATCACTATCAACTTTCAGCGACAATGTTTTTTGATCTCTTTTTTTTCTTTGGCTAGAACAAAATGGACAATTAATCTTGTGTTGCCCATTACCTAATTTGAGGGCATCTGCCCTTATGTTTTGTTTAATCTCCATTACTTTCTCCTACGCATTGAAGAAAAAGATAGTGCCATAAAAAACCCTCGTCAACTAAAAAATTTAGTTTGATTATTAGTTTACAATTTATCCACAAAGTTTGACAAAGCCCCTAATTTGAACACACCAACTTAAATGTTAACATTAACAAATAAAAATTTTTTTATTGATTACTAGTTATAACTAGTATATTTAAATATATTTTTATTACTAGTAACTAGTTATAACTAGTATTGTTATAACTAGTAGGGGAAACTCCTATTCTGAATAGTACGTTTCAACTTCTCTCCAAGATATCTAGCAACAACTGATTTACTAGTAAGTATAGTTTTAAAATGCTCTTGTAAATTTTCTGCGTTCATTTCAGCTAGATCACAGACATGAGAAAAATCTTTACTTAAAATCCATTCAGAAACTTCTAGCTTTTCTTTTGTGCTACCTAAGTAAGCATCAGAAACTGCTTGGCAGATCACATATTTCCATAAGCGACACTCGGACATGAGTTCTTGGTCTGTCTCTGTCCAATCCCCAGTATATATGCTTCTGCTTGACTTGTCTGTCATTAACATAAATCTTTCCTTGCATACAATCCAGTATTACACTTTCATCTAAATCTGGTCTTCTTGATGCATAATGTATAATTAACTCTACTTTCACATCAGTTTCAATAAGATTTTTTAATGTTGGGCATTGATTGGCAAACAATTTTTCATAATCTCTTGCTTTTTGTGATTTTATTAAAGCCATTCTTTTACCAAAATTTACTATTTTTCTAGAGTTGGATTTGCTCGCAGGCTCTCCCTCTATGGTAAAAATTATTTTTTTATTGTTTTCTATTGACATCTATTTATATCCATAATAGTTTCAATCTTGCGTAGGAGAAGACATATGAAAATAACAAATAAATTTGGCATGCCTAAACCATTTGTGGATTTTGCCAGAAATGATAAATATAGTAAAGGTAAAGCTGACATATCAGTAACCACCTTAATTGATAGTCCTAGAGTTAGGATTATGAAAGAACAATATCACGACAAAATAGAAGTTGATGCAGTAGATATGATCTGGGCATTATTTGGGACTGCAGTACATTCTGTTTTAGAAAGTTCTGAACAATCAGAAAATTCAATAACAGAAGAAAGATTGTATTCTGAAATAGATGGTTGGTTGTTGTCTGGTGCAGTCGATAGGCAAGAGATAAATAAAAATAATATAAGCATAATAGATTATAAAGTTACATCAGTCTGGTCTGTTATTTATGGAAAACCAGAATGGGAAAAGCAGTTAAACTGTTATGCTTATCTGGTAGATGATAAACATGCTTTCAGTAAAAGCAACGTAACTAGCTTGAAAATATGTGCAATACTTAGAGATTGGAATAAGAGGGATAGCGAAAGAAAAGAAAACTATCCAAAAGCACCAATAGTATTTGTTGATATACCATTATGGAGTTACGAGGATAGATTAAAATATCTTAAAGACAGAATGGCATTGCATCAAGAAGCACAGATAAATTCAGACGTTCATGATAAATTACCTTTATGTTCTGATGAAGAAACGTGGAAAAAAGAAGACACTTGGGCAGTAAAGAAAAAAGGTCAGAAGAGAGCATTGAGGGTTTTAGATAGTGAAGAAGAAGCTATCAAATACATTGAATGGCACAATGAAACTGACAAAGCCTATACCAAAAAAACTGATTTAGAAATTGAATTTCGTGGTGGCGAGTACACCCGTTGTGGCAACTACTGTTCAGTTGCTGAATTTTGTCAACAATACAAAGAGAGGTTAATATGACAAGTAAAATAAAAGTACCTAAGAGGGTAGTAAGAAAAGTTAAGAAGAGTGGTTTGATTAAACTTAAACCAAGTATAACTAGCACAAGACCAAAAGATACGTCTTTGATAGCAGAGCATATCGTTGAAGCTACAGGGAAAGGTAAGCCACAAGAAATTTTCTTCATTTGTAGAATTTTCATTAAAATTACAGACAAAATAAAAGAGTGGATAAAGAAATGAAAAGAGATATACCAGAAAAGGTAACGGAAACCCTTAAAGATATTGGCATGAATGTCAGTACGGCAGGTTGGGACTGTCATGGAACTTTTGTGCTTTTACATAAAGCATTAGAAAAAGTGGCAGTAAAAAATAAAATCACCTTTGATAAGCCAGAGATTTTAGAATGTAATTCTGAAAGACGTATAGCTAGTCTTATAGTTACTGGTCATATGGGAGATAAATCAGAATGGTCTATTGGAGAAGCATCTCCATCTAATAATAAGAACTCTTACCCATATGCTATGGCAGAGAAAAGAGCAAAAGATAGAGTTATACTCAAGCTTCTTGGTCTTCATGGAGATGTTTATGCAGAAGATGAAGCAGATAGCTTCAAAGAAGAAAGACCAAAAGAAATAAAAGGTGGGACTGTTGATCCAGATGACTTAGATGATGAGCCAGAAGTTAAGGTTAACCAAATAGATGGCTCTAAAAAAGATGTCAAAGGTTTAGCTATGATAAAAGAAGTTTTTATCCAGTTTTTACCATCACAAGATAATAGAACTGATTTGGTTGGTTTTTGGAAAAACAATCAAGAAGCTAGGGAGATACTAAAAGAAAAATCCCCTAAAGACTACGAAGAAGTAGAGCAACTCTTTAAAGAAAGAGCAAATGAAATAGCATCAAACAAAGGAGATAATTGATGGACACTAATAAATACCCTGCGACTGGATCGCTTTTTACTCAGAAAGAAAAAAGATCAGAAAAATCCCCAGACTATTCTGGTATGCTGACACTAGAAATGGAAGTGCTAGACGATCTTATCAAGCAAAAAGAAGAGGGAATACTTGAGCCTAAGATGAACCTCGTTGGTTGGAAGAAGCTTTCAAAAGCTGGAAATCCATACCTCAGAATAATTGCTAACATTGAGAGAGATAGAAAAGAGCAAAATCAAGGCTATCAAAAGCCAGTTCAACAAGTTCAGCAAAACAATAATTCTAACAACATCATAGATGATGAAATACCATTCTAGAGGAGGTTTAAATGGAAGAAGTTAAAGCAAATACTGAAAATTTAGGAGTTCCTAGTGTTAATTTTGAAGCAGTCAAAACATCTATGATGCAAGACAAAAATGGAACTAATATAAGATTAACAATACACCCTAATGACGTTCCACCAGAACTTCATAAGGATTGGGTTGGTTCTAGATACATGGTTGTCATGGTCAAATTAAATGAAGATGGCACTCCAGATAGTGGAGAAGATAATGTCAAAGAAGTCTGATAACATTGCAGATATTTCAACAGACTTTCTTACAATAGATGGTGTTGCTAAATATTTATCTTTAAGTAGACCAATGGTATTAAAAATAGCAAATGATCCAGAAGAAAATTTTCCTCAAGGATTTCCTATTATAAAATCAAAAACAAGAACTAGATATTTATATAAAAAAGAAGATATCGCTTCTTGGATCGAAAGTAAGAGCGACAAAGGTTAACGTTAATTTATGCGTAAATTGTATGAAAATAATGACAACCTAAAGTCAGAAAAAAATGTTATAAGCTACGTTTCAGGTCGTTGGAACGTAGCTTCTTTTAAACTTCCCATGTCATATAAATTAGATTATGCCATGTATCGTAACGAGAAATTAGTTGGCTTTGCAGAAGTAAAATGCAGAACACATAATTTTGGCACATTCCCAACATATATAATATCTTTAGCAAAGGTCTTAGAGGCTAGAAGACTCGGCAAAGAAACAAATACTACCCCAATACTAATTGTATCGTGGACAGACAAAATAGGATATCTTGATTTTTTTAGTCATCACCAGATTAAACAAGGTGGAAGATCAGATAGAAATGATTGGCAAGATCAAGAACCTATGTGCCACTTTGATTTAAAACATTTTAAGTTTATAGGAGAATAAAATGAGACTAGCAGATAGTTTTGAAGATGCATTTGTAGGAACAACTATAAGTGCTTTTGGAAGAAAGCAAGTTGCTATATATGATTATGATAAATGCATATTAATACTTATGCATGACAATCACATGACAGAAGATGATGCTATAGAATACTTTGATTACAATGTAATTGGATCGTGGGTAGGCGAAGACACCCCTATATATATCAATCAGCATACTATTTTAAACATAGAAGATTACTTGGAGGATCAAGATGAAGAAGAGAAAACAAACACTAAATAAAGCTAGAGACCTTATTATGGGAGACAGAGCAAACTCATATGGAGATGCACATGAAAATCATGAACGCATAGCTAAAATGTGGTCTATAGTTTTAAATAAAGAGATTACTGTAGAGCAAGTTTATCAATGCATGATAGTAGTAAAGCTATCAAGACTAATCGAAACACCTAATCATGAAGATAGCTATGTGGATATCTGTGGATATTCTGCACTAGCTAGTGAAGAAACCTCATCTGAATAAACAAGTTCATTGTTGCAAGGTGGTCGCCAGAACCCTAGTTCAAGACCATCTTAAAACAATGTTAGTGAACCAAGTGTATTAAAAAATACACAAATTGTTTAAGCCATCTGGCTGCGTAAACAAAATCCTATTTTATCGTGAACTTTTAGAAACTTAATTTTACCTTGTCGTTTGTTTTTGTGCGTTGAGCTGTTGCGACAGAGATACCTATTGTATTGTAAACTTTTATCTATTTGTTAACCTTAACTTTTACCCTGCCTTTTTAAATCCTGCAGTTCTCATTAATATTAAACCTTGTCTCATTAGATCGTTTATCTTATCTCGTCTAATTCTTTTAAGGTTTAACTTAGTTTCTTCTGGTATTCGTGGATTACGTTCTATCTCTTTTATCTGCCTTAACAATCTATTTCTAGCATTGTCTATAGCTTTTATTCTACCTGCAATCCTCAACTGATCCTTGTACCTCGTAAACAGACCTCTTACTGCTTCCCCATCTCCAGACTTCTTGGCAAGGTCTATCCTTGCGAGTACAGTGAATAGGTCTTGTCTGTTCTCTAAGTAGTTTCCTACATC